AAAACGAAGCCTTCCTGAAGAAAATCGGGCAGGTTACTTCAGCACCAAAGCCAGCATCTACTAAGAAAGACGAGGAATAATCCTAATGGCTGTATTTCTAAACAATAAGGTCGGCGTTAAGATTAACACAGTTGATCTTAGTGACCATGTAACAGCAGTAACAATTAACCGCACATTTGATGAACTCGAAGTAACAGCAATGGGCGATTCTTCTCATAAGTTCGTAAAGGGCTTGGAAGCATCAACTATTACAATCGACTTCCTCAATGACACAGCATCAGCAAATGTTCTAGCAACACTTCAAGCTGCATGGGGAACAACTGTTACTTGCGTATTCCTACAGGAAAAGGGAACAGCAGTATCTGCTACAAACCCTCTATACACAGTTTCATTGCTAGTCAATAACACAACAGACATCAATGGTGCTGTTGGCGATATTGGTACACAATCAATCACATTTACTGCAAACTCAACCATTGCAGTAGCCACCACAGGTACTTTCTAAACAACTAAACTAAGGGGCACAGCATGGCAAAGTTAAAAGTAACAAGGGCAGATGGATCAGTTGGGGAATACCCAATTACTCCATTGGTGCAGTATGGTTTTGAGATTTACGCTAAAAAGGGCTTTCACAAAGCGTTCATCGAAGATCAGAAGCAAAGCGATATCTTTTGGCTAGCTTGGGAATGTATCCGCCGTTCGGGTGAAACTGTTAAGCCATTCGGAGAGCAATTCATCGAAACCTTGACTTCGGTTGAGGTATTAGATGATGACCCTTTGGCTTAGGGCGCGACTCGATCACCTATCTGATTGCTAAATTGAGTGTCAGACTCGGGATCGCGCCACAACAATTATTAGAGCTAGATGAAGTAATGCTAAAGAACCTAATCAAGGTTCTACAGGATGAAGCGAAGGAGGCTAGAGATGCCAGCAACCGTCAAAGGCGGCGTTGAACTTCGCAAGGCACTTCGTAACTTCGCTCCAGAATTAGGTAAAGAAACACAAAAGGAAATTGCTAGCGTTCTTAAGCCTGTTGTAAAAGAAGCTAGAGGATTCGTCACTACCTCGCCTTTAAGCAACTGGGCTAGAGAAGGTGGCAAGTTTCCTGTATTTAACGCTTCAATCGTTAAGCGTGGCATTGGTTACAAGACAACACCATCGAAGCCTAATCGCAGAGGCTTTACAGCATTAGCACAGATTCGTAACCGTTCAGCAGCTGGTGCTATCTATGAAACAGCAGGTCGCCGCGCACCAGGCACAAAGCCTTCATCTCGTCCTAACTTTGCTCAGGCAATGGGCCCACTTACAGGATCAGGCAAAGAGCGTGGTCGCTTGATTTATAAGGCTTGGGAAAATGACAAGGGCAACGCTACAAAGGCTGTTCTTAAAGCCATAGATAATGCTGGCAAGACTTTCAATCGAATGGTAGGCACTCGCTGATGGCTAATGTAGTAATTGATATTGCAGCCGAATACACCGGCAATAAAGCATTCAAGCAGGCAGAAACTGCTACACAGAAGTTAGAAAAAAGCGTTGCAAAACTAGGCAAGCAACTTGCTGGAGTGTTTGCTGCTTCTAAGTTATATGCATTTGGTAAGCAGTCAGTCAAAGCATTCGCAGCTGATGAGAAGGCTGCACGATCATTAGCGTTAGCCTTAGCCAATACAGGCAACGCTTTTGCTTCCATTGAGGTTGAGAAGTTTATTGGTGATTTGCAACGCGCTACTGGCGTTCTTGATGACAACCTTCGCCCAGCGTTTAGAACCCTTCTTACAGCCACAGGCGATGTTAAGAAGTCACAAGATGGTTTAGCTTTAGCCCTTGATATTGCCGCAGGTACAGGCAAAGACTTAGGTGCCGTATCTATGGCACTTGCAAAGGCTTATGGAGGGCAAACAACAGCCCTTAGCCGTTTAGGTGCAGGTTTATCTAAAGCCACTCTTGCCTCTGGTGACTTAGACTTAATCACAGGTGAACTAACAAAGAAGTTCTCAGGTCAAGCACTAGCTGCTGCTGAAGGCTACGCAGGCTCAATGGCTAAACTTGCAGTTGCTTCTGAAAACGCCAAAGAGATTATTGGTAAAGACCTTCTTGATGCTATGCAACGGATTGCTGGTCAAGATGGCATTGGTGGAGCAACTACAGCAATGGAAGGTTTTGCCACTCAAATAGGCAATGTCATTACAGGCATTTCAGTTTTAGCGGTAAAACTAAAGGAAATACCAGGCGGAAATTTTCTTACTGATTTTCTTAAAGCTGGTGCTCAATTCTCAGGTCTTGGTGCGTTATCTAAATTAGGTTCATCAAGCAAAGCGCGTTCAGCAGGCACACCAGCACAATCGCCTGGGCAGCGCAAAGCAATCGATAAAGCCAATGCTGATGCCCTTAAACTCCAAAAGACAAAGAACACTTTATCTAAGATTGATAACGACAACACTACTAGAAAACTAACCCTCACAGCGGATCAATTAGCTCTTTTAGAATTAGAGAAAAAGTTCGATGTAGAGCGTGTTGGGTTATATGCGGCATTAAATGAATCAACAGATGCAGAAACAAAGATGCGCCTTTTATCGCTTATTGCTATCAAAGACCAGAATGAAGCACTTGCAGGAATGATTAAGAAAGCAACCGAAACAGGTGATGCTTTTGGTTCACTTATTGAAGTAATACGGGCATCCATTAGAGCAATGCTTGATAAAATTGCAGCTGATGTTAGCCAACTTCAAGCATTAACATCAGGTGGTGTAAATACACCAGTAGACCAACAGCGATCCATTATTCGTGAAAAACTCAATCTAGCAATGCCAGACATTTCAGCACTTCAAAATCGACTAAGCATGAATAACGCATCTATAAATACTTCAAGTGGCGGTTCACCAACCTATATTATTAACGCACAAGGCATAGGCGATCAACAAATAGCAGCAGTCGTTCAAGGCGCTATTCAAGACTTGAACAGATACGGAAACTCTACAACCTACGCTGGAGCAATCTAGTGGCAGTTCCAACAGTCAATGTTGTAATTAACTTTTCTACTGGTCCTTCATTTGCTCAGGCAATGATTCTAGATACTGGTATTTTGGGAACAAATGTTCTATCAGACTCAAGCGGTATCATTGTAGATGTATCAAATCAAGTAGATAGCATCAACACTTTGCGTGGAAGAAATGCTCAGGCTGACCAATTTCAGACAGGTCAATTATCGTTACGCATTGTAGACCAAAACGGTGACTTCAACCCACAGAATACTTCTAGCCCTTATTACGGCTATTTAAGTCCGATGCGTAAGGTTCAGATAACAGCTACTTATGCAGGAATAACTTACGGAATCTTTTCAGGATTTATTACTGGATATTCAACAACTACACCTAAGTTCACAGGTGATATTGTTTATACAACTATCACAGCGGTTGATGCTTTTAGACTTGCACAGAATGCTCAGATTTCAACTGTCACAGGAGCTACGGCAGGACAGTTATCAGGCACTCGAATTAACAAGATTCTTGACCAAATCGGCTGGCCTGCAACCATGCGTGACATCGATGCTGGACTTACTACCATGCAAGTCGATCCAGGTACACCTAGAACAGCCCTAGAAGCCATGCAGAAGGTCGAAATCTCAGAATACGGCTCTCTCTATGTAGATGCTTCTGGATCGTTCGTATTCCAAGACAGAGCCTATACAACCAGCAGCGTCTATAAGACACCAGTTGTATTTAATGACGATGGCACAGGCATCGAATACTTTAACGCCGTCTGGCTTCTTAATGATGTTCTTGTCTATAACTCAGCACAAATTACTCGCACAGGCGGTACTACTCAGAACGCCATCAATCAAGCTTCAATCGACAAGTATTTTGTTCATTCATATAACCAGCAAGATTTACTTATGGAAACCGATGCTATTGCCTTAGATTATGCCCAAGCCTATGTGGCATCAAGAGCTGAAACTTCCACTAGATGCGACGCCATTACCCTTGACCTTTATACAGATAATTACAACGCAGGAATTATTGCTGGCTTAGGGCTTGAATTCTTTGATCCAGTAACTATCACAACCACACAACCAGGCTCTTCAGCCTTGACAAAAACTTTGCAGGTATTTGGGGTGGCTCACAGCATCACCCCTAATTCTTGGAAAACTCAGTTCACCACTCTAGAGCCAATTATTGATGGATTCATTCTGGATTCGACATTATACGGTATTCTAGATACTAGCGTTTTGGCTTACTAAGGAGTAATAATGGCAGCACCACTAGGCTTTAAGACTTTTACCACAGGTGAGGTTCTTACAGCAGCAGACACAAATGGATACCTCATGCAAGGCGTTCTTGTCTTTGCTAATGCTGCTGCAAGAACAGCGGCAATCACATCACCGCAAGAAGGTCAAACATCTTACCTAAAAGATACAGATGTTATTCAAGTTTATTCAGGTTCAGCATGGGTAACTAAATCAGGGGCAGGTGCCCTTATTGGTTGCGATTTATACAAGAGTGCTACACAATCAATTACTACTGGAACTTGGACAGCAGTTACTTTCAGTAGTGAAATCTACGATACCGATAACTTACATGACACATCTACAAATACAAGTAGAATAACGATTCCAGCAGGATTAACTGGCAAATATTTATTTACTGGAAGCGTAGTTTTTGCGGCTAGTGCGACTGGCGTTCGAGGAATCAGTTTATACAAAGACGGAAGTCCTTACAAAGAAATCCTTATGGATAGCGCATCTTCATCGTATTCTACCATTCAAAGTTGGTCAGCCATAAGTTCTCTTGTTGCTGGTTCGTATTATGAAACTTTTGTTTATCAGGAATCAGGCGGATCAATAAATCTAAATAACGGTACTTCTGGAACTTCATTCCAAATTCAATACTTAGGAGCATAAAAATGGATTTATGGAAAACTATTTTTGACACTTATCCTGAATTAAAAAACATTGTTACGCCTTTTGGACCTGTTGTTTTGCAAGATGATTCAGATGGTCAAGGCGCATACATTGCTAAATGGGAATACTCAAAGGCAATTCCAGACGGATTAAAACTAGGTAAATAATGAGTTGTTATGAAGCCAATACTCTGTAAAGCAGGGCAACAACTTCGAGAGATGATTGATGATGCTTACCCAGACCGCGACCGCAAAAGCGATGGTTGGATAGGCGATGCCGCTCACTCCAATCGTAAGAGTGACCACAATCCCGATCCGTCTAACGGAATCGTCAGGGCTATTGATGTGGATAAGGACTTCGACTCACGCCCCAGCACAGGTGCTTATCTTGCCGACCAAATACGCCTATGCGCCAAGAAGGACAAGCGAATTGCATATGTTATCTACGCAGGAAAAATTTCCTCAGCTAAATCGCTTTGGCGTTGGAGAACTTATTCTGGGATTAATCGCCACGATAAGCATATCCATATCAGTTTTTCTAAAAAGGGCGATTCAAACGGTTCGTGGTTCGAAATCCCAATGTTAGGAGCAGGAAATGAAAATAACTAAAAACACAAAGAACGCAATTAAGTCCTACCTCAAGGCTGTTGCTATCTCAGCAATCACTCTAGGACTTGCATTAGTTGCAGACATCCGTCCTGAATATGCAGTCCTTGCTTCTGCACTAGTAGCCCCTGTTGTCAAGTACCTTGACCCTACAGACGAGCAAATAGGTTAATGAGCGCCCTTAACTGGGCGGCTCTTGCAGTTGCAGTTATCTCAATCGTCACAGGCTTTGCAGGATCAGTCCGATGGCTGGTGAAACATTACCTTGCTGAACTAAAACCTAACGGCGGTTCATCAATGAATGACAGATTGAATCGACTTGAAGGGCGTGTCGAAACAATCATTTCTTTATTGGAGAGGTGACAATTTACACATGGCAAGAAAAGCAACTAAGAAGCTAACGGATGAAGGTTATTCCAAGTTAGATGCGTGGGCTATTGGCGTACATGAAATGTATCGTGCATTACGCAGAGCAGGCTTCCCAGTTGATTTGGCACTTGGCATAGTTACTGAACCTCAGGCTTATCCTAACTGGATACTTCCATCGCCTATTAACCCAAATATCCCAGAGCCAGACTGGTATGACGATGAGGATGAATGAAAAGAACTGTAGTAGTTCCAGACTTACAAGTTCCCTATCACGATCCAGTAGCAGTAAAAAATGTTGCAGCGTATATTAAAGCTGTACGCCCCGATTCTGTCGTCACTCTCGGCGATGAAATTGACTTACCACAGATTTCCCGATGGACAGAAAACACTCCAGGATGGTACGAGCAGACACTAGCTGCTGACAGAGATGAAGCAGTTGAAGTTCTCTGGTCATTAGTTGAACACACTAAAGATGCTCACATGATCCGTAGTAACCACACAGACCGTCTTTACAATGTCATCATGAAGAAGATTCCAGCCTTCTTAGCATTGCCTGAGTTACGCTTTGAGAAGTTCATGAAGCTCGATGAACTAGGCATTACCTATCATAAGAAGCCTTACGCCATTGCTAGAGGCATTGTGGCAGTTCATGGGGATGAACAGAGCATTAAGCCTCAGCCTGGTCTTACAGCCCTTGAGGCGGCTCGTAGGCATGGTATTAGCGTTATATGTGGACACACTCACAGAGCAGGTCAATCAGCCTTTACAGAGGCTTCAGGGGGCAAAATAGGGCGTATCCTGAGAGGCTGGGAAGGTGGGCATCTTATGGATGTCCGACAGGCTCATTACACTAAGGGCACAATGAACTGGCAGCAAGCGTTCATAGTCATCGAGGAAGTCGGGACAAATGTGCAGGTCAGCATCATTAACCTAGAGAAGGACGGTACTTTCGTTGTGTCAGGTAAGAGATACGGGCGCGCTCGGTAACGATGTCCT